GTGCTTAATGAAGCTTTCCTAGAACGTTTTGCTGTTACCTTCGAACAATCTTATCCTACCGCAGCAAACGAATACAAGATTCTCTATAAAGTTTCTGCGTCTCTTGGAGTACTTGACCTTGACTTCTTGAAGCATCTTTGTGACTGGGCAGATATCATCCGTAAGACCTTCTATGATGGTGGTATTGACGAGATCATTTCTACCCGTCGTCTGGTTCATATCATTCGTGCATATTCCATCTTCGAAGACAAGTCGAAAGCGATTCAGGTTTGTATTAATCGATTTGATGATGAAACCAAGTCCGCATTTTTGGAACTGTATGATAAGGTTGATGCAGACTTCCAACTAATTGACAATACTGAAGAATCTTGATAAAATGAATGCATGGTCTCTATTGTATGATGAATTAAACATGGATAGTGATTTAGAGTGGGTAAAGGCCAATGGGGGTTTTGATTACACTCCCATGGTTTCTCAACCCGATAACCACTACAAGTTCTGGGAAGAATATTATTACCCAGAAGAATCTGTAACTTTTTCAGTAAATATGCCCGAAGACAAAATTGAACTTCCAGAAAATATCAATGGATTCTGGAAGTATGAAGAAGATCTGACTATGAAGGAGGTTCGGGACTATCTGTCAGGAACCTACCGTTCCCATTACACCTCTCAAGAATCCAAAACTCAAACTCTTGATTTGATTGAGAGTATCGGTGATGCAGAGGCCTTCTGTCGTTCGAATGCGATCAAGTACCTTTCACGTTTTGGTAAGAAGGGTGGAAAGTCAAAACTTGACATTCTGAAAGCAATTCACTATTGTATTCTTCTGTATCACTTCTCTGGTCTCCACAAACCTTCCTCTTCTAATTATGAAACTTTCTGAATCCACTGTATCTCTCCTAAAGAACTTCTCTTCGATCAATCAGTCTATTCTGTTTAAAGAAGGTAAGAAACTCCGAAGTATTTCGGTAATGAAGAACATCTTGGTTGAAGCCAATGTGTCTGAAGAGTTTCCTAAGGATTTTGGTATCTATGATCTGAACCAGTTCCTCAATGGTCTTTCACTTCATTCTTCCCCCGATCTTGACTTTGATAACGAACAATATGTTGTAATCAAAGAAGGTCGTTCACGTTCAAAGTATTTCTTTGCAGATCCTTCTGTGATTGTTGCACCTCCTGAGAAAGAGATCACTCTTCCTACTGAGGATGTGTGTTTCCAACTCACCAGTCAACAATTGGAGAAACTGAAAAAGGCTGCTTCTGTTTACCAACTTCCTGACATCTCTGTTATTGGTGAAAACGGTGTCGTTAAACTAGTTGCACGTGACAAGAAGAATGACACTTCTAATGATTTCTCAATCATTGTTGGTGAAACTGAAGATCAATTCGTATTCAACTTCAAAGAAGAGAATCTGAAGATCGTTCCAGGTAACTACGACGTAGTTGTTTCTGAAAAACTACTTTCTCGTTTTCGGAATCAAAACATTGATGTGACCTATTACATTGCACTGGAACCTGATTCCACTTTTGGATGATGAGGCATATCCTTTTTACACTAAAAGGTTGTTCTGAGGTACTTCTTGATGATGAGCCACATATACGTAATGTACTTGTTCATGCAGCACAAGTCTGTAAGAGTACATTATTAAATGTCTCATCACATAAGTTTGAACCACAAGGTGTGACTGCTATTGCTCTTCTTGCGGAGAGTCATATTAGTATTCACACTTGGCCAGAAAATGGTATGGCAGTATGCGATGTCTTTACTTGTGGAGACCATACTGTCCCTAGGGCAGCAGTGACTTACATGTATGATATGATGTGTGCCACTGATATAGTAAGTGAACAATTTACGAGACCCTTATCATGACCAACTGGAAAGAAAAATTCAATGAATTAACTGATAGTGAACTAAATAAGATTGCTATTCTCAGGGTCATGGAATGTACAAATGGTATCATTCAGCATTCATTTCGTGATCAGACTGAAGATTCCTTTTCTGTTGAAATAACACGAGAGGTTATGAAGTTTAGTATGTCATGTATGAAAAACATGACTATTCCTCTTAAAGAAGAAACAATTACCTTCAAACCCAATACAGAAGAAATATTACGTAGAGCAAGAGAACTTTATGTAAGTGGCGTCAAACACAACAATGAAGATGACTACAAAGAGTTTATGGAAATCTCAAAGGAATCTGCACAAGTTTGTGGTATGCAAAGACTTCTTGATGCCAAAAAAATTCTTGAGGAAAACGTTGACGTGTTTCCACCTGGTACATTAGACTGGGGTGTGTCTTATCTTATGCAATTTTTTACTGATGAATATCTTCGTGACTTCTTCGAATCCGTGGGAGAGCGCAAGGGTCTTACCTGACAAACATATTGTCAAGATGCCCCTAGAGACCTGTCAGATGCTCTCTATCGTTGCTTCTGATAAGTGGGGTCATGGATTTGGAACTTTACCTAAAGCAGATGGAACACCTTACAGTACTGAAAAAGGTGCATTCCGTAATCATCCCTGTACAAAATGGGCAAGTGAGTTTGTGAACAACTGGCAATGGTTGATTCAACATGGAATTGCCTTGTGTGATGAATACAAACTGAGGTATGGAAAACATCATACTTGTTTTAAAACACTAATTGTTGCAAAACAAATTTTTCCCACAGCAGATCCACAAGGTCGTAGTGGAAAAGAGACAACTCCATTTGTGAGAGCAATGCCTGAGGAGTACAAGTTTGATACTAGTATTTCTACATTTGATGCATATAAGATGTATATTTCTTCTAAACCTTGGGTAAAGGATAATTACCTACGTATACCATCAAGGAAACCAGAATGGGTATGAACTACCAGAAGGGTGATGTTTTCCTTGACAAGATTACACATAAGTTGTATATTTTTGATGGGAATGAATGGTTGGAAATTGTTCCTACCTCTGTATTGAAAAAACCTGATTGGGTTTAATTATGAAACTGATTGATAAAAAGGACTCTCGGTATTTTACTGA